ACATGGCACGAACAAACACATCCAAACTCTCTACTTAGACGTGGCAAGACTTCCTGGGCCATGGATGTTAATTTCCGATTCCCCCGAGGAGATCATGAGGAAGGGAAAGTCCAGATACACGGAATAGACGACATATCCAAATGGAATTATATCTGTCAAGGAGATGACGGAGAAGAGGTGCCTGAAGGATTAAAGTTGTACAGATTATGGCGTGGTGGAGATATCAAAAAAGGTGGTCGAATCAGAACAATAGATTTTTCAGGGAGTAAAGGCTCCGGCATGAGTGCTGTGCTAATGGCGGCAGAGTCAGGCATAAAGAATGTTGTTATAATGGCATTTGACATACTAGGTGCTCAACAATGGGAAATGGAAACTCCTAGTAGAATACAAAACAACATCTATAAAAATTCTCTAAACTATCCAGACAGAGAAAGTATGAAAGCATATCTAAAATATGAATGGATGTATCAACTAAGACAAATTATTAGAAAATTTCCTGGTACAAATTTTTATTTTATCAATCGTAAAGAATATCTATACGGCAACACTTTTCTAAGATGGTACTTGGACCAACCAAATGTTAAAGCAGGCATCTATGCTGACCTTCAAAGATGGGTAGACGGATCACGTGATAGTATTAAATGGCTTGAACTATAAAGTTTGAGTTGAACTAGCGTCTATCTTATACACTTTACGCATTTTTACACCTATCTTTTGTGCATACTTTTTTGTATCACAATTTGAACAGACATGTTTGTAGTCATTCGAAGCACGATCCGGATCTACCTGTGATTTAGGTCGCATAAACTTTTCATTGCATGAATCACATTTGAATACATACACCGTATTCTTACGATGAAATGTGTGCATCGTACCTAATTTGCTCTCCCTCTTGTACAATCTTAGGGTCTTAAGCATTTCTATGAACATATTATTATTTAATAAATACGTGTATCATATTATGACAAGATTAACAGTAGACACAGGAACAGCAGGAAATTCAGCAACAGGCGATACTTTACGTACCGCTATGACTAAGATCAATGCCAACTTTGCGGAATTGGCTGGTGATCTACAAATGACAGGCAACACCCTATTAAGTGCTGACACAAATGGTAACATAATACTGGATCCAAACGGTACAGGACAAGTACAAGTCAATGCAGACAGACTAGTGATCACAACAACAAAAACTGCAACCGCAATTGGAAACACAGGTGACGTAGCAGGATCTATATCTTGGGACGCAACAAATTTATATGTATGCACTGCGAACTATGATGGTTCCACAGTGATATGGAAAAAGATCACACTAGCGAGTATCTAACATGGCTAAGCAAACAATCAGGATTGGTACACAGGCTGATGATGGAACCGGCGACAGTATTAGAGTTTCGGGTGTAAGAATAAACGAAAACTTTACGGAACTATTTGCCACAAGCTCAGCACAATCACAAATACACTTTATAGAAAATAACATCACGTCGACACTAACAAATTCAGACATAGTGTTGGCAGGCAATGGAACAGGGATTGTTCGAATGTCAACAGCTTTAACAATAGATTCAACAGTACGATTATCAGACAACAATATTACAACCAACACATCAAATGCTGATTTAGTATTAAGTGCTTCGGGAACAGGTATAGTCCAACTTCCTTCTGCTCCAGACATAGACGGTGGAGAGATAGACGGAATAGTGATAGGTGCAACAACACCGGCTTCTGCAACTTTTTCAATATTGAACTACAACAACTCTGCATTGATCATTGACGGAGTCACTGTTGTGGACAATACAATTTCAACAAATGCATCAAACAGCCATTTAGAAGTTGATCCGGCTGGGTCTGGATATGTTGATGTGTCAGGCATCAAATTGCCAAATACCGATGGTACATTAGGACAGGTTTTACAAACAGACGGAAGCGGTCAACTATCATGGGCTACTTCAAGCATAACATTTGATGTTTCAATCATCGATGACGGCACAGCGACACTGACTGGTAACTCATCAGCACAGGCTATTGACTCATTTAGTGCCTCAACTTATCGTAGTGCCAAATATCACATACAGATTTCAGATGCAACAGCAGATAGATACACATTGATAGAAGCAAATGTCTCACACGATGGAACAAATGCATATGTCAGCACATTTGGTGCGGCAACTAATGGCCTCAATGATGGATCTACAGTGTATGACTCTTTAGACCTATCAGCAGATATTAACAGTGGTAATGTTAGGTTGCTAGGAACAGTAAATAACACTAACAATCAGGTTTTAAAATTTATTAGGAGACCTATTAAGGTATAGTATGACACAACAGACACTAAACGTAGGAACAAATGCAAACGACGGTACAGGTGATACGTTAAGAGCGGCTATGTTAAAAGTGAACACTATGTTCACAGAGTTGTATGAGTCTCCGTTGTTCTCCGGGAACATAACAGTCAGCGGTAACAATATTAGTGCCAACAGAAGCAATGATGATCTTGTGTTAACCCCTAGCGGAACAGGATCAGTAACAGCATCAAAAATTATCATAGATGAAAATATATCAATAGAAGATAACGAAATAAAAACCACACAGTCCAACTCGGATCTTGTGCTTTCTGCTTCAGGCTCAGGCAAAGTTAAAATAGAAAACATAGACATCAATGATGGAGCCATAGATGGAGCAGTTATAGGAGCCAATTCAGCGGCGGCAGGAACATTTACTACAATAACAGTGAACAACTCAATGGCCATCGATGGAGTTACGATAGCAGACAATACAATTTCAGCAAATGCATCAAACAGCAATCTTGAACTGTCAGGTAACGGTTCAGGAAAAGTTTCTTTGAGTGGATTATTGTTTCCAACTACAGATGGCAGTGCAAACCAATTCTTAAAAACAGATGGTTCAGGCAACTTAGGTTTTGCAACAGTAAGTACTTCATTAAATCACTCAGACATCGTTGATGGCTCAACACCAGTGGCATCATCTGCAACAACACACATAGATTCATTTGCTTCTGCCACGTACAGAAGTGCAAAATATTTTATATCAATATCAGATGCAACGAACAGCAGATTTGAAATAGTAGAAGCCAATGTGATACATGGCCCAAGTGCTGACAGCACCATCGAAGCATACGTGACTGTGTTTGGAAACACAGGATCTCACTCTTCACCACTATGCACATTCACAGCAGACATAGATGACGGTCTTGTTAGATTGTTAGCAACAAACAACGGCCCTAGTAGCTGTACATTCAAATTCCAAAGAACAGCAATAGACCTATAATTTTACATTCGGTTTATAAAATTTAGAATAAATAATCGTAACAAAAGGATTATATAAAGCATGTCTAAACAAACAATAAACATAGGTTCTAGTGCAAATGACGGTACAGGTGATCCGTTAAGAACAGCATTTGATAAAATTAACGATAACTTTGACGAATTATACGGTACTTCCTTAACTGAACGGGTATCGCTTGATACTAGTCCACAGTTGGGTGGTGCTTTAGATGTTGTGACTCACAGCATTGTTTCAACTACCAACAGAGATATTGTTTTAGCACCGCATGGTACAGGTGCAGTTAAGGCCAGCTCATTAAAATTTTCAGGAACATCTATCAGTTCAGATGATTCAACACTGATACAAATAAACGAAGGCTTAAACGTGTCAGGTGCAACAACTTTATCAACAAGTTTAGCATTGGCAACAGGTGCAACTGTCACAGGCGTTGACAATGGTGCATTAGGCACAAGTGCAACACTATTAGCCACACAAGGTGCAATCAAAACTTATGTTGACGCACAGGTCACAGCAAGTGATCTAGACTTCACATCAGATGACTCAACAACAAATTCAATTGACTTAGATTCTGAAGTATTACAGTTCTCAGGTGGAACAGGAATCACTACAAGTGCATCAGGCAAAACAGTTACAACAAAAATAGATTCAACGGTTGCTACGTTAGTAGGTTCACAAACACTAACAAACAAAGTTTTAACCAACCCAACAATTAATGCGGCAACCATGACTGGAGCAGTTGCAATTGATGGTGTGACAATAGATGACAACTCTATTAAAGCCAATGAGTCAAACGCAGATTTAGAATTAGACGGCAGTGGTACAGGACACACGAAGATGCTGGCAAATGCAACAGTGGTAGGAACGTTGAATACAGCAGATATCACAACAACTGGAACGCACACAATCACAGGACAATCAGATGTTGACTCTGTAAGAATTAAAGACAACAAAATTACAACAAATGCTTCAAATGCCAATCTTGAATTATCAGCCAATGGAAGTGGTGTTGTTGATATACAAAATGCTGTGACAACAGTTGGGCAAACAGTGAATGGAAATGTTTCAATCACTGGACAAGCAGATATCGATAATCTTAGAATTAACGGGAACGTACTTTCATCAACAAACACTAACGGTGGTATAACAATAAGTCCGAATGGAACAGGAACAATCGTATTGAACGCAGGAACTATTTCTGCACAGGATGGAATATTAGGTATCAGTACAGCACTTGTCCAAAACACATTATTCATGTCTAGGGGAGCAAAAATACAAGCCAACTCAACCAACGATGACGTCGTTATAGAATCAAATGGTACAGGATCAGTTATTGTTGATCAAGTTTCTATTACTGATAATAAAATTACTACCCATGTATCAAATGCTGACTTACAGTTGGACACAGACGGTACAGGGTTTATAGATATAAGAACAGATAGTCAGACAACTGTAGGATCGGCGGGAAGTGCAACGGCAATACCTGCACAGCCAACTGGATATATTAAGATTAAAATTGGTGGAACTTTGAGAGTTATACCATTTTACGATCAAGCATAATAATACAACAAAATAACACGTATGAAGAAACATCATTTCGTTAGACGAAATAGCTCTCCAAAATCTGAGATAGCACGACTAGAAGAAGCAATCAAACGTGAACGTGATCCGGATGCACTAGAGAACCTCAAACAACACCTAGAACATTGGATTCGTACTCAGAAAGATAGCAGGTAATCTTCAATAAATACCCTTGTAAGGAGTAAGATTTAATGGCAACACCAGTGTGGACAACCACAGCAGGTAAAATTGCATCTATAAACGAGCAAGTCGCATATTCGCTACAACTCGAAG